TGGAAGAAAGCACCTCGACATTCGGCTGGCAGAGCCGCCGGAGATTCCTGCCCGGTCACGCCCCCGACATGGTACTGGACATCGAGCCAAGCATGACCCGCTGGGCCAGCGCCTACTGCCGCAGCGGCACCCTGGAAGCCTGGGCCGCCTGTATGCAGCCGCACCGCAGCCGCCACCGGTTCAGGTTTATCCTGGCCGCCAGTTTTGCAGCCCCCCTCCTGGCAATCATCAAGCAGCGCATCTTCTTCGTGTACAACTGGGGCGGCAGCCGAGGCGGCAAGACCGCAGCGCTGAAAGCAGCCCTCTCTGCCTGGGGCGACCCGGAGCGCCTGATGGCGAACTTCAACGCCACCCAGGTCGCCCTGGAACGCATGGCCGGCTTTTTCTGCGACCTACCCCTGGGCATAGACGAACGCCAGCTGGCGGGCAGCAAGCAAGAGGGCCTGGAAAAAATCGTGTATATGCTGGCCAACGGCACCGGCCGGAGCAGAGGCAGCAAGGACGGCGGCCTCCAAGAACTGCGCACCTGGCGCAGCGTAATTCTGGCGACCGGTGAGGAACCCATCGGCAAGGCCAACAGCCAGACCGGCGTGAACACCCGCGTGCTTGAAGTAATAGGCGCCCCCTTTGAAGACGAAGCCAGCGCCAGCGATATGCACCAACAGGCAGCGCTAAACTGCGGCTGGGCCGGGCCGGAGTTTATACAGTATATACTCGACACCGGCGACCAGGCGATCCTGGACGAATACCAGGACGTGGTCACGAGGGTGCGAGACCTGGCCGGAACCAAGAACGGCAGCCATGTGGCAGCCGTGGCGACCGTAGCCCTGGCAGACCGAATGCTCAGCCGCTGCATTTTTCACGAGACCCCCGAACAGGCAGCAGCAGAAACCGAGCGCATGACCACCCGGATCGTGGCCGACCTGAAAGAGCAGGAACAGCCCGACGTCAACGAACAAGCCGCCCAGTTCATAGCCGACTGGATCAACTCGAATATACGCAGCTTTGTGGACGGCAACTACAATCAGCGGTTCGGATATGTAGACGGCGACCTCGCCTGTATTTTCCCCAGCCTACTGCGCGAGGCCCTGGAAAACGCCGGGTTCAGCTACCGCAAGACCATGACCTGGCTGGCCGAGAACGAAATCTGCCAGGTGGACAAAGCCGGAAAATACCAGATCGTCAAAAAGTACGACGGCCGCCCGGTTCGAATGATCGTACTGGACACCGTACTTCTGGCAACCCCGCCCAGCGAGGCCGACGAAGACGGCTTCACCGTACTGCCGGAGAGCGAAGACCTGCCGTTCTGACTACGCCGCCCCTCGCCGCGCAGCGCCCACAGGGAGAGCGCACGGCGGGCAGTCGGGCAGCGGCAAACAAGAGAGACCACTGCAGAGAACCGCGCAAAAATAGCCGCCTCTTTTTTCCAGCGGAAAAACACGGCAAGTTACCGGCAAGTTAAGGTTACACAGGGTTACACAAGGTTACACCGACGCAACGCGCCAGGTGTAACCGGAAACCC